CGAGGTACCATCGCCGGTGAGCGATGCGTCCTTCAGCTCCGACTTCTTGATGAGGCCAGCCATCTTGGCCGGGATCACAAGGTAGCGGTCTGCCTCGGGGACATTCGCCTCATCGAGGACGGTGCCCATGTCGACGATCAGGTCGACAACCGGGGTGGTGCTGCTGGCGCCATCCTTCGTGACCGTCAGCGGAGAGCCGGTGGTACCGAGGTTGAACGAGGCCGACTGCTCGCCTGCGGTGGCACCTTTGTTGGTGGCCGCAATGCCGGGCAGCAGGTCGGTCAGGACGCGCTGATCGATCTTGATCTTCATACGCTCGGAGGCGTCTTTCGACCAAGTATCCATCAGGTTGATGTCCGACTGAACCTTGTCCACGTCGTCCTCGACGCAGGCGAAATACTCACCCTTGTCGATGACAAGCTGCAGCTTCGGCTTGTCGGGGTTCTCGACAGTCAGGGTCTGACCCTTGACGTAGTCCCGAATGGTGATCTCCGGGGTGGTACGGATGTTGACCGTGTCACCCATGTTGCGGATCTCGCCTTCGTAGTCGGTGTTCGAGATCGCTGCGAGCACAGTGGCATCGTAGAAGTTCTCGATCAGTTTGCCCGACCAGATCTCGGGGATGAAGTTGCCGCTGTAGTTCGGGCGGCCGCCGGCGACAGGAAACGCCATATTTAGCTCCTAGATCATGCAGTTACGATACGACCTTCACGCTGTGCAGCGAAAATGTCGCGCTCTATGCGGTCGCGCTCAGCCTCCTTGCCCTTGTACTTACCACGCTGAACATCGGTAAAGAAGTTCCTGATGTCTGCCTGCGTGTAGGTCTTGGGCTCTCCGGCAGTCTTGTTCCCGCCAGACCGCCCCTTGCCGGGTGCGACCTGCTTCTCAAGTTCCGAAGTAGACTGTGCCGTCCGCGTGCTCCGAGCATTCGGTACACCGGCCTGCCCTTTCCAAGTGGTGAAGAAGTTCACGACCCTGCGGGCGTCCAGATTGCGCTGCGCATCCTCGAGATACGTCTGGCGCGGTACGCCTGTAAGGGGGTCCACCTCAAGAAGCCACGACTGAAATTCCTGACCGGTGTTGATGTCCTGCCAGTCGGGAACCGCCGTCTGTAGCTCCGACCAAAACTGCTGCTCGCTCGATACGGCCTGCCGCTGTGACAGTTGCTGCACCTTGGGCACAACGTTTGCCTGCATCTGCTGTATCATGTTGCGAAGCTGAGCATTCTCCTGCTTGAGTGCCCCGGCTTCCTCGCGGAAAACACGGCGCATTACGTCGATAGAGTCTCCGTAATCCTCGATGTCTTGCTCGGTGATGAGCTTCTCTGCGGATTCCTTGGCCTGCTCTGCAGGCTTGGAGGTCATCGACGCCAGCAGCTGCTCCAGCTGCTGCACGCGGTTGGTCAGTTCACGCCGTTCGGCGTGAAGGCGTGGAACCTCAGCGTTGTACATCCCCTGCAGGGAACGCCACCGCTGTTCGTAGGTCTCCTCTTCATCCTTGTCACCCTCGGCTTTCTGCTCTTCCTGCCGGGGTGCGGGTGCTTGCTCCTCTGCACTGTCGGTAGTATGCGCTGTCGACGTAGCCTCAACAGCATCCTCAGCGGCCTCGGCGACATCTGCGCCGGCCCCCTCGGTAGTCTTGTTGAGTTCGTCGTACAGTTTGTTCACTGCCTCAGACTGCTTCTGAACTTGCGCCGGTAGTGCCATCGTGAACGCTCCTTATCGGTGTGCGTAATCTGCAGCTATCCTATGGATTATGCCGCCCAGTCAGGGGACTTTTCGAATGTGTCGTGAAGCTCCTTGAGAACCTGACACCGCCCCTGTGCAAGAGTCACGTTCTGCCCAACACTGGGTAGCTGCTCCAGTTCTGCGCGATACCAATCCCTTAGCCACTCATGTAACTCGGGAAACTGGCGTCTTGTCAGAGCCATCGCTTTCACTACGTTCGGGCCCGGCCGCTTCATGCCGAACCCCCAGTATTACGATTCATCACCGTGTTGGCCTGTTGGCCACCCATCGGCATTCCGCCGGGGAATGTCGGTGTGCCTTCGCCACCGCCCTGAGTCCCCATCTGCGCCGCAGCTGCCTGAGCACGCTGCTTGTCCTCGTAGGACATCTTCTCCCGGGAAGGTATGACCTCATCGACCGGCATCTGCAGGCCCTTGGCCACCTCGCGCAGGATGGCCGCCCGGCCGTCCGTGCCCATGATCTCGATGTCGATCGGGTTGGCCGTGGCGTTGAGGAACTCGACGCGGCGGATGTTCACCGTCTCCTTGACCGCGAGGTTAATCGCCCCGCGCGCCACGATCTCGGCATCACCCTTGATCGACTCGTCCGGATCATACCGCATGTTGTAGACGAACTGCCGCCGCACGATGGGGTGCGTGACGTCGTTGTCTATGTGCATGACCACCTGCCGAATACCCTTGCCGGCAGACCCCATGAGCATGGACAGGCCCGAGGCTGTACGCCCGGCGCCCTGAACGTTCAGATCGCCGTAGACATACGCCGGGATGCCGGAGTGATCGTCGGCGAGTCTGGAGAACCGATCATAGACACCCATCAACTCGTTGGCGCGAGAATCTGGCTGAGCAAAGCGCACGGCCGGCGCACTGGATCCCAGCGGATCGTTCATGACCTGCCAGATCTTCCACGGGTGCAGCTGGGTGATGTCCTCGTTCGGTGGGATCCGTTCGAGGTTCACCTCGACCTGCGGGCCGGATGCCAGCGCCATGTTGTTGACGAGCGAGCGCGCCGCAGCGTTGCACACATTCTGCAGGTCTTCGATGATCTCCGGGATCCCTTTGCCCCAGAAGGCGCCGGGTTGCTTGATGAAGCTGGTCTTGGCGTAGGGCTTCTCCCCGAGCGGGTCGTAGTTCAGCACGGCCTTGATGACGTAATTCCCTACGATCCACACGTTGGCGTCATACTCACGCGCCGGATCCGGAACCTCATCTTCGCTCAGCCCCCACTCGCGAAGCATCTCCCCGCTGACCTGCCCCCAAAACTCGAGGGCGTCGAACATCTCGGTCGGGGAGTTGTACGCGTAGAACTTGCGCTCCTCCTCTTCCTTCTGCAGCTCGACATCCTCGTTGATCCACGACTGGCCGTTCCCGATCTCCAACACCTTGCGGATCGCATCGTCATCGTATCCCGGCACGCCGATCAGATCGGCCAATTCCATACGGCTCATGTGGTGGTGCTCGAACAGGTATCCGTCCGAGATGTTGGTGATGCCGGGCTCTGGATAGATCCGGAAGGGGTCAACCCGCTCGTACTCCGGCCCGAGCCTCTCTGCCGCCTCTACCAGCGTCGAACCATCGGGGGCTTTCGTGTAGTTCAGGACGCGCTGCCGGCGCACTACCGGGCCCTTCACGAAGCCACATGGGAATGTCACGAGGTCAGTGATGAACTCGTTGAACGCCTGCGCCCAGCCGCCCTGCTCAAACTGATCCTCGATCTTGTAGCGCATCTTGTCGGCGCGATTCTGGGCTTCCTGAAGCAGGGAGAACCGGTAGTCCTGAGCCACCATCTCACGCAGCGCCGCCATGTCTTCCTGTGCGGGCGCCTGACCGGTCTGCTGCATGATCTCTACAAGGCGCCGCGCTACGGCTTGCTGCAGCTGGCTCTCGGCGTCGGGAGGCAGGTCAGGGATCGTCGTGGGTTGCAGGTCCCACGGGGGCGTGCCTTGATCCAGCAGGATGTCCCGCAGCCAGCTCTCGGCAGCACGGCACTTCACCTCCGTTATCATCATGTAGATCTCGGAGCCGCCCTGCGCGCGGATCTGCTGGAGTTTGTCCGCCTCATACTCACCGTTGCGCTGGCGCATCGCGCGCAGCATTATGTACTCGATAGGTTTCTTGGCGATACGAGCGGCGTCCCAGCACTCCCGCAGATACGCTGTCAGTCCGAGAATGAACGGATCATTCTGGCGGGCAGCAAGCTCACGGTCGATGCGCTCCTGCTCCTCACGGGCAAGAGTGCTGTTGTCGACTACACGGAGCATTGTCAATCCGGCCATGTTAAGACTTTACACATCTGGGGGCTCATCTTCAAGACCACACGTTAGCTGGGCTGCGGATCGTATCCGGGTCGATCAGTTCCACGCCGTTCATGACATAAGCCAGTTCCTCGCGGTTCTTGTCAGTCACGAGCTGGCCGTGGGAATGGTAGTTGAGCAGAGGCCATTTCCACGTCCCCCGCGCCACGATGCCCGGCCCGAGCAGAATGTTGGCATGGTAGCGGCTGTCGAACACGGGCGCAGTTAGTTCGTTGCCGTCATCGTCGTAGGTGCCCGGCGTTTTCATGATCCGGGGCATGGGTGCAGAACGCGGGTCGTAACTGTAGGGCCGTTCCTCCACGGCATCCACGTCGCGGCCATAGGTCATCTGCCCGGTGGCAAGGTCGAGGAACATCAACTCCGCGCCAATTAAGGTGTTGTGCATCACCTCTCGGCTGGTAGCCCGGCCCATCATCAGGATGCGTCCACCGCGCCAGCTTGCCAGAAGAGGAATGGCATCGGGGAAGTCGGCGTCCACAACGGAGTAGTCTGCTGGGGAAAGATAGATCATGACGACGCGGCCTCCAAGTCTGCGGACGTTGGGGAGCCGGTCCCAAATCGAAACTCCCTCACAAAACCGTGGAACTCTTGATTTGTGAAATCGAGAGGATCGCCGGGAAGCGTCGGAACTTCTGTCATTGTAACTGAAACGTAAGTGCCGCCGTTAACCGAGCCGCCATGCTCTGTTGTCGTAAAGCGGTGAGCAAACCGAGCGTCAAAGATTGTGTAGCCGGTGGATATGTTGTTTCCGATTACTACACCAACAGCTCCATCATCCGGCGTTCTGGCGACCACTCTGAGCTTATTATTTTCATGGCGGATCCAGAATTCGTCTGGTCCGTGTTCTATTGCCATCCAGTCTTGCCGTGTGTTTTCGTCCCACATACGCACGTCCACCAGTATCCACCACGGCGTAGTGTCGGTAAGTGCGGGAA